TGAGACCAAATACCCCGCCTTTATTACCGGAATCACATGAAGAGATATCGACATTAAAAGCAAAGGATACACCGTTGAGATTGCCGCTCCAACAGGAGTCATCAGAGTAGATTAAGATATAAACCTCATCCTTCCTGCACATACAATCAATCAAATGATTGAGGGCGTCCCGAAGACCAACACTAGTTGGTTTGGCAAAAATATTGACATAGACTGTCACACCGTTGGATTCGAACTTGCGCATGCCATTAAGACATACCTTAGCCCACTCAGGCAGCTCATTTGCATACATACAACCAGCGTCGTACGTAACGTAGAGCCGAGGCACTTTGCCTTGTTTAGCAAATTCCTTCTTAACCCGAGCTTCGACAAACCTTGTCATGTTGTTATCCGGAGTGTGGACAATCTCACGTTGGACAAACATAATTCTGAGAGCCTTCTTAATATGATCAATCATACTAAGATCTTCGCGACACTCCTGATAACTCAAGAATGTCTTGAAATTCTCAAAATTCCGTTTATAAATCCAATTTGGGTGAGAGTCCGCATAAGACTGAAGAGTGGTCTTGTTAAAATCACTCAACAGTTCCCCAAATCCAACCTCCATCTGATCAAAGATCAATTGAAGTTTACAATGTTCGTCAAACCAAAGCAAATTGGCATCACCGTCGCAATCTATAACCCGCTTAGCACCAGACCAAAATGACTCACGAGTCAAGTGAACTGGATTACTGTAATAAGACGGTTTATACTTCCGTTGCTCAGGCGAACCCCAATAATATCGCGCGACCGACTCATTGACGTGTTCACATATTTTCTTATTACCAGCTACAAACCCCTCAAACAACTTTGGGGATCCATCTCTGTGAATAATACGTAAACGGGCAATGTCCAAGAACCGCTGCCTCCAAGTGGGGCTAGGATCGAAAACATCACGATTAACGTCAGGACGCCATCCGGTCTTTTCGCTGTAGAAAACATGTCCAAAGGCAGAGTACTGCAAACGAGTCAACACTTTATCAAAATCCCTATTCTCACGAGCTCCGCACATTCGCTTAAGTGCCTTACAAGCATTCAAAGCGTTTACAGAGTAAGTGAGAAATGGAGCAGCGTTAGCAGGCCAAAACCCGAGGAATGTAGAACGATAGTACCTACCACCATTAGCGTCGGGAACAGAGGTAACAAACTTCGGATAAGTCCAGTTAGCACCTTGAAGTTCTTCCAACGCGGCAGTGTACACACCATCGACAGCGTTGTGACCATTGCGATTAGATGTAAAAACTAACGCACAATCATCACGGAACGGATAGTTGTCAGCCACAGGACAATCAATGCTTGGGTAGTAAGCCACATCACCCTGAATCTCCAACTCACCAAACTTAACCATCTCAGAGTCAACCAATCTGTCTCTATGTTCAACAACAAACTTTCCATAACCCGTTTGTTGTCTAAAGAGACGGAATGCGTTGTAGTACATAAACGCAGAGATAGTATCAGCAACCACGGAATCATGGTTGAAATTTGGATAATGTCGATTCACGGCGGCCAGAGCCATATTTCGGTGGGTTTCGGTACAGACAGCAGTACTAACCTTGCTCTTAAG